CGCCATGTGATGCCGTGCTCGGTTCCCGGACCGCCCCATTCCAGCGGCTGGAAGGTGTGGCAGTGCGGGCGGGCGACGTGGTAGCGCCGCTGGTCTGATTCGGCATAGCCGCGCTCGATCAGGCTTTCGCCGGCCACCGTCGGCGTGCTGATAAACAGGCGCTTGGCGCGGGCGAAGGCTTTGGTGCGGCCTTTGGCCAGCGCGACCGGGTCGCCTTCTTCACCGACTTCGCCGGGGAAGCGGTCGAGATCATCCATGATCAGGTAGCGCACCGAGCTTTGGGCGTAGCTGTTGGGCGAGTTGCCGCCGGCCAGAAAGAGGACGCCGCCGGGGAAGTCGATCATGTCCTTGGAGTTGGCCGCGTCGCGCGAGCGCTGTCCGCCGAGCAGGTCGCGGATGACCGGGGTGTCCTGCAGGAGCGGGTTGAGCTTCTGCGCCTTCCACTTGTCGCGCGAGTCGAGCGTCGGCATGAGCACCATGACCGGGGCCGGGGCGTGGTCCATGCAGTAGCCGAGGAAGTTGACCGTGGCCTCGGTGACGCCGACCTGCGAGGATTTCATCACCCAGATGTCGGTGACGCGGCTGGATGCGCTCATCGCGTCCATGATTTCACGCAGGATGGGATTGCGCGCCGTGCGCCAGCGTCCCCGCTCGCCCGCCTGCTTGCCGGATAGCTCGCGGTGGGTATCGGCCCATTGCGAGACGGTCAGGGCGCGGCGGGGCGCAATGGCCGAGGCGGCGACGGTCAGGCAGTGGGAGAGGCCGAGGGGGAGTGGGCGCATTATTTGCGGCGACAGATTTGAGCGAACGCGCCGAGCATCATGCCGTTATCTAGAAAATTCCACGCACCCGCCGGAATGCAGGGAGGTGCATCGAGGCAACCAATGATGATTTCTTCGTCTGCATTGAATGTGCCTAGAATATTTCCATCTGCCTCACAGCCCCAAAGCAGGCCATCGGGATCATGCGCCCCGGTCATGCAAAGAAAGGCGTAATCAACGACTTCGAAATCATCGCCGCCATAAAAGCGATCGGCCATGGTCAACCCTCCTTAGAAAGTGCGGCCTGTTGCCGCTGAATTGCCGCCCCGATGTCGGCCAGCACGTTGCGGCAGGCGTCGGTCAGGGTGGCGTGGATTTCGTTCATGTCGGTGGTGGCGACGACAAGCGGCGCGGTCTGGTCTGGGAAAACTTCCATCGCGGCCCGCACGGCTGCGCCGAGGAACTTCATGGCGGCGTCGACGTCGTCACGGTGAATCATGTTTCCGGCCATTTGCGCCGCTTTCATTTCTTCCTGATCGGCCTGGGCGGATTCCTTGCGAGTCTTGGCATCGACGAGGCGCTCATCGTCCCGGCTTTCAGAATCGCGTTTTGAGGCGTTTTTTCCGGTTGACCGTGGGAACGTGTTGTCCTCGCCTTCGTTTTTCGTGCTGCGCCGCGCGGCGGCATGGCGGCGGGCTACGTCGAAGCGGGCACCGCCGGTTGATTCGAGCATAGCCAGCGTTTCGGCGACCTTGACGCGAGCCCGGCGCCCTTCCCCGTCGAGCACGACGCGGCCGGCAGCGATCAGCGCCGTGATGTAGGACGGGGCGAGGCCGAGGTAGTCGGCGAATTCTTTTTTGCCGAGGGTGGTGGCTTGCTCTTCCATTCTCTTTTTTCCTTTAAGCAGGTGAATGAAAGGAGTGGGCGCGCATGATTTGCGCAGCAGCGCACACCGCACACCAGAGCGCACACCGGGGCGCACGGGCAAGACCCGCACCAGTACGGGCAACGCACGGGCGCACGCCCTTATTCGTGTACGTGTGAGTGACACACGCATGTAAAGGGCGAGCGCAGGTATTTGTACGTGCACACGCATACGCACGGGAAAGCCCGTGCGCCCGTGCGCTTGCCCTATTGGCAAGGCTTTCGCCCGTGCGCTGCGGTGTGCGCTCTGGTGTGCGGTGTGCGCTCATTGTTGGTTGGGCAGGCTGTTTGTGAAGGCGAAAAAACAGTCGGTGAGCCATTCGGTCTGGTTCTTGGTGTCTGTTTTGCGGTAGTCGGCGCCGTGTTTGGCGCCTTGCGTCAGGGTTTCGAGGCTGGGAATGACGAAGCGCTGGCGCAGTTTTTTGCGGTCGGGGCCTTCGAGCAGTGAGTCGTAGCGGTCCTTGTGGCCTTTTTCCCAGCCTGGCAGCTTGGCGATTTCGCCGATGAACTGGTTTGCTTCGCGCGGGTTGCGCACGCCGTCTTCGCGGCACCAGCGGGTATAGGCGACGTAGAGGTCGCTACTGCCGCATGGGCAGACCGGGTGTGATGTGTCGCCACCGAGCCAGGCTTTGATGAAGCGCTGGACGTTGCCGGCGCCGACGTCAATGAGGTCGCGCTTGGCTTTGGTTTCGGGCGGCTTGGTGTGTTCGTCGAAGTCGCCCAGATCGATGTCGAGAAGGTATTGATGCAGGGCGGCGATGCCGCCGGCGTTGATTTCGTCGCGCACGTCCTGGTAGAAGCCGGCCGATAGCTTGGCCGGGGTCCAAATGACGAAGTGCCGGCGGTCGTCTTGTTCGATTGGCAGCGGCTGGGTTTCGTTGCTCAGATAGACGACGTTGCAGTGGTTGCGCTCGTCATGCGCCGCGACGTTCTTCGGATTGATGCGTATCCATTCGCCGGTGACGAAGGATTTGAGCTTGTTCTTGACGTGGTACAGCTCTTGCCGGGCGACAACTTCGTCGGCGATCAGGAATAGCTTGCGGCTGGCCCAGTCGTTGAACTTGTCTTCGATTTCGGCCTGGCCGACGATGCGGCCGTATTCGCCGTAAATCGCCATGATGGCTTCGAAGAACAGATTTTTCCCGGTGCCTTGCGGGCCATGGAATATCAGGGCGGTGCGCATCTTGGCGCCGGGGTTCTGAATGGGATAGGCCAGCCAGCGGATGGCCCATGTGAAGAGGTCGGCGCTGTTCTGTTCAGCGCTGCACAGGTAGCGCAGGAGGTCGAGCAGGACTTCGCACTTGCCGGATTTCGGCTCGGTCGGCCAGCCGCCCCAGAGGTTGCAGCGGATGGCTTTGTCAGTGCAGGCCGGGTCGAAGCCGACTTCGGATAGGCGGACGACCTTTCGGTCTTGCCGCAGCTTCCATTCACGCCAGCCGTGGTCTGGGATGATGTCAAGAACGTCCGTTTTCGGCACGAGCAGATGTTCCTGCTGATCGAAGAGCGTTCCCTTTCCGCCGTAGATCAGGGCGAAGCGGTCGCACGCCTCGTCCACTGAGAGCAGCGAGGACAGGATGGTCTTGCTGGGCAGTTCCCCCTGCCCCCCGGTGGTGAGTTCCCGCGCGCGCGGGATCTTCCAGCCAAGCGATTCCAGGTGGGCGGTGATCTGGTTGGCGACAACGTGCGGGCCTTCGAGGTTGGCGAGGTCGTTGTAGTCGGTCGGCCCCTTCTTTGTGGTGCTGCGTTCTTCACTGAATTTCGGTGAACACCACGCCGCGCCATGGGCCGTTGCGGCCAGCCGGGCGGCTTCGCAGCCGGGGTTGCCCGGTGTCAGGTAGTCGTCATCGGCACATATTAGGATTTTGCTGGTTCTGTACTTTTGCGCGAGGTCCGCAACGACGGGCATCAGCGATCCGGCGTCGAAGGCGACAGCGACCGGTAGGCCGGTTGATTCGTGCAGGGTGGCAGCGGTAGCGTAGCCTTCGGCGACGAGCACCAGGCCGCGCGGGATGCCGCCGATCAGGTGGTAGGCGCCGACCTTGTCCATGCCGGCTGGCCAGTATTGCTTTTCGAGCTTGTTGCCGCGATCTTTGCCGCGAATGATCTGCAGGCCGACGACGCGGCCGTAGCGCAGCATGGGTACGGCGACGGTGCCGTTGCCGGATGGCGAGAAGCGCAGGCCGTGGGCCTTGACGCCTTTGCGCTTGAGGTAGTCGGATTCGCCGGTCGGCACGTATTTGCGCCAGCAGCGGTCGGCTTCGTCGGCAGCTTTCTTGGCCTCGGCGGCGCGCAGCGCCTTGGCTTTCTTGGCCTGGTCGGCCAGCCGCACGCGCATGGCGTCCTTCTCGGCCTGGCTCAGTGATGGCCGTCCGTCGCGCTTGAGCTTGAGGTTCTGTTTTCCGTTGTCG